CTGCCTTATGAGAGGGCTAGGGGTGTATATATAGGGAGGGCTGCTAGTGCATAGAGTGGGCGGGATATACACCCAAAGCCCTAGCACTAAAAGGGATTCGATCGGCAGCCTCGACGAGCGGCACGAAGAAAAGGAGAGGGCACGGCATAGCGCCAGAGTGGCCAATTTCATGCCCTCAGATCGCATACACGAAAAGGACAGCGCTTCGCGCTGGCTTGTTTATGGCGCGGGAAACCCGCGCCAGTGCTGGGCTCTACGGCGGCGAGAAAGGACAGGCCTAGAGTGAGAGGCAATGTCGGCGCTTCGCGCCGGCTTCTTTTATGTTCTTTTGTTCCTATGTCCTATTGATCTTTTGTTCTTTTGTTCCTATTCTTACCCCTGCTGATAAGCAACCACCACCAGGAGCACACGCAATGCCGAAAATAATCTCGGTGCTGAACCAGAAAGGCGGCACCACGAAGACCACCACCTCGACAAACCTTGCCGCTTGCATCGCCTCGCGGGGCTTCTCGGTTATGGTCGTTGACCTTAACCACGACCAAGGATCGGCGACCGATTGGGCGGCCGCGCAGGAGGGCAACGACGTCGCCTGGCACGTCCCCGTCGTCGCCATGGGCAAGCAACTGGCACGCGACCTACCGCGCGTCGCGGGCGACTTCGACTTCGTTGTGATCGACGGCGTGCCGCAGGTTAGCGAGCTGTCGGCCGCCGCGATCAAGGTCGCCGACCTGGTAATCATCCCCGTGCAGCCCAGCCCCTACGACATTTGGGCATGCGGCGACCTGGTGCAGCTGGTGAAGGACCGGCAGGAGATCGCAGACGGGAAGCCGGCCGGCGTGATGATGGTCGCCAGAGCGGTGCCGGGCACGGTGCTGGCGCGCGAGATCGAGGGCGCAATCGCAGAGCTCGGGCTGCCAATCCTCAAGGCGCGCACCCATCAGCGGCAGGCATACGTCGGCGGGGTCGTAAAAGGCCTTAGCGTCATGGATCTGCGCGCCGATGATCCGGCTCGCGCCGAAGTCGAAGCCCTGACCAGTGAAGTGCTCGAGGTGCTGAAATGAGCCTTACCGCACAGCGCCCCAGCAAGCGCGGAGCCGATACCGGCGCGGCGGCCCACGTCGAGAAGGCCCGCGCGGCCGTCTCCAGCGACCAGCCCGAGAAGAAAATCCCGCTGCTCGCCCCGCCGCACTATCACCAGGGCCTGCAGGACATTAAAAACCTGACCGTCGAGAGCACGCCGGTTAAGTACCTGCTGCTCGAGGCGATCGACGATCTTTTCGAGAAGTACAAGTCGGGGGAGGGAAAGTTCAAGGTCGACGACCTCGAGGAGCTTCGCCGCCGACTGGATCGGCTCGGGAAGTAAGGAAAGCCCGGCGCGGCGGCCACCGCAACCGGGCAAGACACAACGACCTTTGAGAGGGTTCCGCTATGTCCAGAGAGGACTATATCACCGCTGCGCGCCTGCCCGTGAGCCTGGCGCGCGATCCGAAGTATCGCGACCTCGTTCGCGCCTATGCGCAGCAGCAAAACCTGATCACCTATCACGGCCTGCTGCGCGCCATCGGGGAGGCTGCCGCATGATCATTCTCGACAACGTCTCGAGCGCCATCGCGCCAGACGACCGGCATCGCGTGAAGGCGATCGCCGAGGCAATCCTGCAGCACCAGGGATACCAAGCCGCCGACCTGATCGAGCTGGTAATCGACGACCGCGCGCACAGCGGCTACAGCGTGAACAAGGCCGCCGCCGAGGGCGCGGTCAAGCTGGCGGCGGCGATCGTCAATTACATGCGCGAGGATCTCGGCGCCCGCAGCCCCGAGCAGGAGCTGCTCGTCGCACTGCAGCGGGAGGCCGGTCTATGAGCAGATCCTCGTCGAGCCCGCTCGAGCAATTCTTCGGGCTGATCTTTTCGGCGCTGGCCGTTGCCGTCGCCATCGGCGCCCTTGTGCGCCGCCTCTACAAGGCCCACAAGGCCGCCAGCAAAGCCAGGGAGAGCGCCGAGCATGACCGCGACAGCCATTGACCTTTTCGCCGGCCTCGGTGGCTGGTCTACCGGAGCGACGCAGGCCGGCCTGCGCGTCCTATGGGCAGCAAATCACTGGCAGAGCGCCGTCGAATGGCACAGCGCAAACCACCCGGAGACCGAGCACAAGTGCCAGGATCTGCACCAGGCCGACTGGTCGCTCGTGCCGGCGCATGACGTACTGCTCGCCTCGCCCTGCTGCCAAGGGCACAGCAAGGCGCGCGGAAAGCTATCGGGAAACCCGCAGCACGACGCCTCGAGGTCGACCGCGTGGGCCGTCGTCTCGGCCCTTGAATACCATCGCCCCGAGGGCGGGGTCGTCGAGAACGTGCGCGAGTTCCTGAGCTGGGCTCTATACCCTGCTTGGGCAATGGCAATCGAGGCGCTCGGTTATTCGATCGCGCCGCACCTGGTCGACTGCGCCGACCTCGGCGTGCCGCAGAATCGCGAGCGGCTTTTCCTAGTGCTGACCCGCAGCCGCAAGCCGCTACGCCTGCAGCTGCCGCGCCTCGAGCATGTACCGGCCGCGACCTTTCTCGACTTCGCCGCCGGCAACTGGTCGCAGATCCACAAGCCGGGGCGATCGCTCGCGACCCTACAGCGCGTCGCCAACGGCCGCCAGACCTTCGGCGACCGCTTCGTCATGCCGTACTACGGAAAGGGCTCAGGCACTACCGGGCGCAGCCTAGAGCGCCCGATCGGCACCCTGACCACCCGCGACCGATGGGCGCTCGTCGACGGCGACCTAATGCGAATGCTGACCGCCGACGAAGTGCTGCGCGGCCAGTCATTCCCAGCCGGGACCAAGCGCCCGCCGCAGCACGCGCTGACCGTGCACCTTGCCGGCAACGCCGTGCCGCCGAAGGCCGGCGAGGAGATCCTGCGCGCCTTCATGGTGGCAGCATGATCGCCGGCGCGCTTCCACCCTGCCCGCGCCCGCTATGCGGCGGCGCCGGCAGCCACAGCGCCGAGGAGGGCTGGCACGCGATCCGCTGCAGATCCTGCGGCTTTACCGTGTACGCCCTCGAGCGCACGCCTGGCGACGTTTCCGACCTGCTCAGGCGCTGGGGCGATCGCAGCCGCTGGTCGCTCGAGAGCCTGCCGGCGGCGCTGCGCGATATGGCCGACCGGGCGATCGACGACGTGCGATGGCGCCTACTCGACGCGGCAGCCCTCCTCGAGGAGCTGCCCAGCACAGCAAACCAACAAAGGAGCCCCGCACCATGAAACGAGCAATCATAGCGGCGATCGCGGCCACCCTGGCGCTGCTCGCCGGCGCTGCCCCGGCCAGCGACTGCGACCTCGACAACGACGGGCGCCGCGATGCCTCCTGCGGGGGCGCAGACCGCGACCTCGACAACGACGGGCGGCGCGACGCGGCTTTCGGCGGCAGCGATAGAGACCTCGACAACGACGGCCGGCGCGACGCGGCCTTCGGCGGCAGCGATAGAGACCTCGACAACGACAGCAGGCGCGACGCCGACCAGGGCGGCAGCGACCGAGATCTCGACAACGATCGCCGGCGCGACTACCACTACGGCGGCAGCGACCGCGACCTCGACAACGACAGCAGGCGCGACGAGCCCTAGGAGGGGCGCGACCATGTAGCCAGCCCCACAAGCCCGCCCCCTCGGCGGGCTTTTTGTTACCCTGCGCGCCGCCACCGCAAAAGGAGAAGCGCGCAGCATGAAGAAAACCACCAAGGCGATCGGCGGCATCGCCCTCGCCGGCATCCTCGGCGCCCTGGCCGTCGACCTGGTCAACAAAGACGCACGCGGCCTCGAGATCCTCAACGACCGCGCAGGCCTGGCCGTCGATTGCAAGATCCGGCGCCACCTCGGCGAGCGCTGGGGCGTCTGCCGCTACCTAAACGGCGCGACGGCAAGCGTCTGGCTGCAGCGCGAGGGCGTGTGGATCTCGGCGAACGGCAACGCCCTCGAGCTCCTCGAGCGCCTGGCCAAGGTGCCGGCCGAGCAGCTGCAGGGCCTACCAGAGGTCAGCCAGGATCGAGCGCGACCGCCCAGCATGCCCGACGAGATCCTGCGCCAGGGCTAGAGCCAGAAACGAAGAAAGCCCCCACCGCCGCGAGGCAGTGGGGGCTTTCTTTTTGCAGCTGATCAGGCGCGCCGCGATGCGTAGCCGACGAGGGCGCCCAGCACGAAGCACCCGAGCGCGATCGGCGCCACGAGGAGCAGGTCGAAGACCGGGAGAGCGAGCGTCATTGCGCCGCCTTCGGCAGCTTGATCTGCCGCGTCTTGAGCTGGAACAGCTCGAATAGGCCGGGGTGCATGCGGTAGTCGCCCGCCTCCCACTCCTGCCAGCGCCTGCAGGTCGAGTGCACCAGGTCGGCCGCCTGCGTCTGCGTCAGGCCGGCCGCATTGCGTGCCTCGAGGATCTGCTCGGGCTTGGGGTTAGCAGAGGCGCCGCCGGCGCCTCGGTTCGGGTGGTTTGCCATCGTAGGCCCTCGAGAGGTGCCGCCCTCAGAGGGCGGCGCGGTAGAAGTGGGTCGGGGTATCCATCAGCGCGACGTCTGCGGTTTCCATCCATGCCGAGAAGGCGGCCTCGTCGCGGCGCTCGAGCTCGTCCATCAGCACCCCGCGCACGGTCGGCACCTCGTCGCCCTGCAGCGCATTGGTCTGCTCGAAGGCCTCGAGGATCTGCGGCAGGCTCAGCGAGGCAACGCGGGCGCGCATGGATTGGATCAGTTGGCTTGCATTCATCGTTTATCACCAGCCCCTGACAGACCGAGGCGCGTCGTTTTGTGTGGCCAATAATACGCGGTTTCCGCGTATCGTCAAGCAAAAAAATAGCCCCGGATCTCGCCGGGGCCTGGCACCGACCTACGCGCGCCTCGATTCAACAAACCCGCGCCAGTGGGCCTCGAGCCTGACCGCGTCGGTCGCGCAGGCCGCGAGCTGGTGACGGTCGAAGACGTTGCGCTCGCGGTACATGACGAACTGATCAGCGCGGCGCTTGAGCACGCAGCCACCTTGCCGCACCTCGCCGAAGCGCTCGAGCTCCTCGAGCAGCTCTGCAGCCGCCGGCACGACGTCGGCCTTGACCACGCCCTCGGCGAACAGCTCGACGCGATCAGCGCGCCAGGCGCTGCAGCGGGCCTCGACAGCGGCGATCGCCTCGGCCTCGCTGGCGCCGTCTGCGTAGGCCCAGAAGTCAGCCTCGAAGCCGCCCCATTGCTTTTCGATCACATGCACGCGGTAGGTATTGAGAGTCATCGTTTATCACCAGCCCCTGACAGACCGAGGCGCGTCGTTTTGTGTGGTCAATAATACGCGGTTTCCGCGTATTGTCAAACACAAAAAAAGCCCGCCGCACGAGGCAGCGGGAGAGATCTCTCGTCAGGCTTCGCGACCCTCTGGATAGGTCGCCTCGATAGTGCAGCGGTAACTCTGCTGCCGGCTGCCGCTGGCGGTCACCTTGTCGATCGACCAGGTGCCGCGCATGAAGCTCGGCCAGGTATCGTCGAGCACGAGCAAGCCCTCGGCGCCGAGCGCCGGGTTACCGGGGCAGTCGATCCGCAGCTTCGCCGCCTCGCGCTTCGTCTTGCGGTGCTGGCCTTCGGCGGCGGCCTTGGCCTCGGCCTCGTTCTGGTAGCGCTGGCGCACCGACTTAAAGGGCTCCTCGCCCACCTCGACGACGCACTCCTTGCCGGCGCTCCCGTCCCACCAGGTCGTTTTGCAGCCCTTGAAGCGGACGCGGCTGTCCTGGTCGATACTGGCCGCGATGAATGCCCGCTCGCCTGGCTTGTTGTCCTTCGTGACCGATAGGGTCACCGGGGGCAGCGGCTTGCCGCTCAGCGACTTGACCTGGCCGCGCCGCGCGAGCACATACAGATCGTTGACCGGCTTCGTTACCGCGTCGTAACGCTTCGCGAGGCGCGTCAGGAAGCCCATATCGGTCTCGTTCGACTGGTCGACGTGCACGATCGGGATAGCGTCGAGATCCGGCGCCACGCGCGGCGAGAAGCCGTGCCGCGCGGCGAGCTGGCGGAATACCTGCCCGAGCGTCGTCATAGCGTAGGTCGCCGATCGACGAGCCTTGAAGCCGGTCTCGTCCTTCACCTTGAACGGTGCCGCCGTGGCCACGATCAGCAGCAGGGCCGGGAATAGCTGCGGGGTCGTGCGGGTGACCACAAACTCGCCCTTGTCGACGAGCCCGGTCTCCTTGTAGCCCACGCGCAGCCCGACCTTTCCGTCGACGCTCGGCAGGCCCTCGAGCCCCTCGATATTCACCGTCAGCTTGAGCTGATCAGACTCGACGCCGGCCGCGTCGACGTGCTCCCAATCCACAAGCCGCGAGTTGATCAGCGCCGCATTGGCACCGTAAATCTCGACGGCCGGGGTAAATCCGATTGTCATGCCTACCCCCTTAATCCCAGGCAGTGACCGGCGCCGAGGCGACCGGCTGCTCGACCAGCTCGGGCAGGTTGACCCACAGCCCCGCCGGCAGGCTCGCGCCATGCTCGGCAAGGCCGGGGTTTATCTGCCATAGAGCCTCCTCGGCCGCGTCATCAGCTCGCCCGGTCTCCCGGTAGAGCAGCAGCGGCACGGTGTCGCCGTAGATAGTTCTGACTCGCCTCATTCGTTCACGAACTCCTGCAGCTCGAGGGTCCAGTCGATAACCATGGCGGTGCCGTCGTCGATCACGCGCGACTGCTGCTCGCTGACCCGGTCGATACGCCAGCGACCCCACACGCGGCCGATACCGTCGACCAGCACATAGGGCACGCGGGCGTCAGCCAGGGCGCGCAGCTCGTCGAGCTTGGCCATGCCGGCGGCCCGAAAGGCCTTGCCGCTCAGGCGCAGAGACTCGAGCCCCTGCCCCGTCTGGTGCGACATTGGCTTGCTGCTGATGATGTCGAGATCGACCCAGCCCCCCGAGGTGTTGCGCTCGAGGCGCTCATAGGCGAAGTCGGGACCAAGCCCGAACACGAACTCGCCGAGTGCCATTTGCTGCAGCATTTAGTCGCTCCCGTCCGTCAGAGACGCGCCACGGCGCACCGCGAGCGGGTCGGCCATCATCAGCGGCACAAACTCGCCTTTCATCTTCGCCATTACCTTATTCGCCAGCGCCTCGCTGGTAGCCTGATCGGCCCCGTTGACCTGAATCGACGGCGAGAACGTGATTTGCCGGTTATCCGCGTTGGTCACCTCCTTGGCGACCTGGTCGGGACTGCTCAGCGTGTCGATAAGGGCGCCGATCTTCTCGCCCAGCCACTCGCCCGCGCCGCTGCCAGCAAGGCCGCCGATGGCGCCGCCGATCACCCCGCCGGCAGCAGTGCCGACGACCGGGATCACCGAGCCAATAGCCGCACCGGCGGCAGCGCCTGCCCACATGCCACCCAATCCGCCGGCAGTGCTGCCGACAGATCCGCCGATCTCCTCGGCGCCGGCGTCCTCACTGACAAGCGAGGCGACGTCGAGAGCACCGGCCGCCAGCATCAGCGGCGCCGCTACCCGACCAGCAAGGCGCCCAGCGCCACGCAGACGGCCGCCGCCGCGCCCGCCCTTGCGACCCCCTTCGCCGCCGAGATCGCCAGCGCCAAGGCCGCCGCCGACGCCGAGGCGGGCCATTGCCGCATTTAGGCGCATGACCGCAGCGTCGGCCGTCATGGCCGAGCGGGTGGTCGTGGCGTCCAGCTTCGCCCGAGCGAGCCCGGCCTTGTTGAAGGCCTGGCCGACCAGCAGGCCGGCGAACTTGAGGCCGAGCGCGCCGACCTTGAGCGCCGCCAGGGCGCCGCCGGCTATCGCGATCGCGGCCGTGACATTGGGGAAGGTCTCGGCGCCCCAGCTCAGCATGTCGACCAGCGCGCCGAGCGGCACGAGCACCGCGTCGACGGCCGGCAGCATTGCGTTACCGACCAGCGTCGAGAGCCTGGTCAGCTTGGCGGTAAAGGAGTCCCAGCCAGCCCGAGAGGCGCCCGCCACGCCGGCGGCCTCGTCCATCATCGACGTGCTGTACTTCGTCTGATCAGCAACGGTCGCGAAGGCCTTGTCGACCGCTTTCAGGTTCTGCAGCAGCGGCATGATGGCGCCGATGCTTTCCGAGCCGAAAAGCTGCGTCGCGAGGGCCGACTGCTCGGCCTCGGGCGCGGCCTGCAGCTTCTCGAGCACCTCCATGATCACGGCCGGCGCGTTTTCCTGCATGCGCTCGGCGAGATCCTCGGGATCAAACCCGAGCTCCTCCCAGGTCTCGCGCTGCCCCTTGGTCGCGGCCTTGCCCTTGGTCAGGGCCGAGAGGAAGTTTTTAAGGCCGGTGCCGGCGATCTCCTTCTCGGTGCCGGGGTTGAGTAGCGCCGCCGACAGCGCGGCGGTCTGCTCGGGCATCAGGCCCGAGGCCTGGCCAATGGCGCCGTAACGCTGCATGACCGAGGCAATGTCGCCGGCCTTGGCGTTGAATCCGCTATTGCTCAGGTGGTTAGAGGCGTTCGCCAGATTGACCGCGCCCGCCTGGTCGAGATTCATCGACGCCCGCCAGCCGGCCATAGTCTCGCCAGCGGCGCGGGCTTCCATGCCGAAGGCCGAGGCCATGATCGCCGCGTCGCGCGTAAAGGCGATGATCTCGGCCTGCTTGGCCTCTGAGTCCTTGCCAGCGCCGACGCCTGACTGCCCGGCCGCCGCCTCGATCTGCGCGAGGTCGATCGCCGTCAGGCCGCCGACCGCGATCTCGCGCTCGGTGGCCATCCTCAGATTCGCCTGCGCCATTTTCTCGCGCTGGTCACCCTCGAAGTCGACCACCTTCGCGACGTCGGCCATCGCGAGATCGAGGTCGAAGGCCTGCGAGACCGGCTTCGCGGCCATGTAGCCGATCGCCGCAGTCTCGACCAGCTGGCCGCGCAGATCCGCGCGGGCCTCCCGGTTGCCGTCGACCTTGCCCTGCGCCTGGCGCACCTGGTCGAGCTTGGCGCGCTGCGCCTGCAGGGCGGCATTAGCCTGCTCGGTGGCCGACTCGAGGCGCTTCTGCTCGCTGGCGAGCTGGCTCGTGTCGACGCCGGCGGCCGTCAGCTCGCGCTGCAGCCGCTCGAGCTCGTTCCCCTCAGACCGCGCAGCAGCCGACAACGTCCGCACCGAGGCGGTCGTCTTGTCCTGCGCCTGGTCCAGGCGCCTGACCTCGGCCGTCGCGCCCGCAAGGGCCTTGCCGAGGCGCTCCTCCTCGAGGCGAGCCTGCGCCACCTCGGCGGCACTCGCCTCGGTCGAGGCCTCCAGAGCCTTGAGAGTTGCAGCGGCTTGCGCGTACTGCCCCTCGAGGCGGGCGACCGTGGCGGCGGCCTCCTTCTGCACGCGACCGAGGCTTGCCTGCTCGAGGCGGGCCTCGGCCAGTGCCGCCCTGGTCTTCTCGACCTTCTCGCCGAGGCGGGCGAATCCGTCAGCATTGCGGGCGTCGCGGTTCAGCTTGGCCAGCTCGGCCCGCTGCTCCTTGATCCCCTCCTGCAGCTGCTCGCCCTTCTTCGCGAAGTCGCCGAACGTCTTCGAGTAGGCGTCGACGGCCGCCATCTTGAGCGACCACTTGCTCTCGGCCATGCCTTACCCCTTCTTCTTGTTCACGCCGAGCCGCGCGAGGGCGAGCTCATAACGGCGCAGCGCCTTTCCGGCGTCCCACTCCAGCACCTCGCCCTCGGTTACGTGGTAAACGAGGGGCACAACGTCGAGGATCACTTCGACGTCGCGGGCGGAAAGTAGTCGGCCGGGCGGTTCAAAAAATCGTTCAGGCGCCTCTGCAGCTGCGTCCAATCCGGCAGGGAAAGGCGCAGGATCTCGACCGGCGACAAGCCGGTGCAGTGGGCTGTGATGAAGTCGGTCCGCTCGCGGGCGGTTTTCAGCTTGCCCATGGCCTTAGTCGCGAGAAGCGCCGGCACCTGCAGGGCGATGCGATCCCAGGTGCGGCCCTGCGCCTTGATCGGCACGAGCAGCGGCACGTCGTCGAGGTCGCTCGGCTCCTCGCCCAGGTAATGACTCGCGGGCTTGGTCACGTAGTCGTGCATGATCTTGACCAGGCTCACCCAATCGGGGCGCTTGATCTGCTCGATCGTTTCCTTCGGCAAGCCGCTGGCGGCCAGCAGCAGGCTCTCGAATTGCTCGTCTTCGTCGGCCTTGGAGCCGGCGGCGTCCAGGGCGGCGCGATGCTCCTCGACGCTCAGGGCGCGCAGGCAGATCTCGGTCAGCTGCTCGCCGTCTTTGGCGACCGGCCAGCGCAGAGGATGGGGCGGGAGATTCCAGGTCATTGCGGGATTCCTTGCAGAAACAAGAAAGCCGCCCGAGGGCGGCTATCCAGAGGGTTTCGAGCGGTGGCGGTTAGGGCATCAGCGCCAGGCGGCGGGCACCCTTGAGCATATCCTTGCCGCCGATGATCACCTTTTGCGTGCGGGCGTCGACGTCGATCAGCGGCACGCCATTCTCGAGGCGGGTGTAGGTGCGCAGCGAGATCTCGAGCTCGGTCATGGGCTTGTCGCCCATCTTGAGCGGCGACTCGTCCAGCTTGCGCAGCTTCCCCGACTGAGTGTGGTAGGTGAACCACTCCTCGTCGTCTTGATCGACGCCGGCCTCCTGCACGGTCAGCAGCACGTCGTCGCCAGGGCTCAGCCCCAGCGACGCGAGAATCGGCAGGCCGATGCCCTGCAGCTTGATCTTGCCGACCATAGCCTTGAGGCCGGCCGCCATTTCCTCGGGGAGGAAGCGCCCGCCGCGATGCTCCTCCATATCGAACTCGATCGGCGGCGGGGTGTATTCCTCGATCGTGGCCATCAGGGGGATACCCTGCAGGGTGGCAGTGATGATCTGCCGAGTGCGGTTAGTCAGCATTAGAGAACGTCCTCAAGAAATTCTTCGATGATCGAGTCGGTGGCGTTGAGCTGGTAAACCATGTGCTCATTCGGCGCGTAGCGGCCGTAGTCGATGCACAGATACCAGGTGCCGTTTTTGTACTTCTCGACGCTGTTCAGCTCGGGGTGCAGGTAGACATTGCCGCCGGGGATCGTCTCGTCGGCGACGAGGGTCTGCAGCCAATCATTGATTCGCTTGACCTCCTGCTCCATGAAGGACTTCGTCAGGTTTTTGGCCATGACCTTCTGAGCAGCGCCGACCAGCTTGCGAGAGATCGCGTCCTCGAGGCCCACGTAGCTGATGAACTTGCCCGTAATGGTGCGGTTACCGATCAGCGAGAAGCCGCCGAGGGTGGTGCGCGCGTAGTAGCTCACGCCGTAGCTGTTGAGCAGGTCACCCTCGGTCGACTTGTCGAGGATGTTGTACTCGACCACCCGCGAGACGTCGGCCGCGTAGGTCACCTGATTGCCGGGGCTCTCCCATTGCTTGACCGCAGCGAGGGCGGCGATCGCCAGCGAGGAAGGCGGCAGGAAGACGTTAGCCTTCGCGGCCTTGGAGTAGACGGCCGGCATCTGGTGAACCATGTAGCCGCGATCGTAGCCCAGCGCAGCGCCGCCGATGGTCTCGCTATTGGTCACCTGGTCAGCGACCGGCACGTCGAGGCCGTCGAACACGAAGCGAGCCATGATGCGCTTCGCCAGGCTGGCGAGCTCGCTATGCACCGCCTGCTTATCCGAGAAGCCCGGCGCGCCGATGATGGTCGGCACCTCCTGACAGCTGGCCAGGGCCTGCAGGCCGGTTTTCTGGCCAGAGGCCGGGTCGACCCCGCCGATCACCGCGTTTACGGTGTCGGCCGGGGTAGCGCCCGCCGGCACGACGACGACATAGATCGGCACCTTAACGACCTTGAGGATCGCCTTGACGACCGGATAGAGGGTGCCCTCCTCGTCGCCGGTCGGGTCCAGCAGCTCGGCCAGGGTGTAGCTGTTGATGCGAAACGGCGAATTGAGCGGCACGCTGGCGGCCTTGTTCGGCGCGGTGCCGACCAGGCCGATCACGTTGTCGCCGATTCCGCCCATCGCCTCGGGCGATTCGCTGGCGTTGATCGAAACGCCGTTGTGCTCGAAGTTGGTCACTTTTGCCATAGCGTTTACTTGCCCTTAGTGGTTTTCGGTTCAGCCGCGGCGGCCTGCTCGGCCTCGACGTCGGCGGTCAACTTGATGCGGCCCGCCTGCTCCAGGGCCAGCGCCTCGACGCCCAGCAGGTCGACCTTGTCGCCCTTCTGCGTCCAGTGGCCGCCGCCCTTCGGGTAGGGGATCAAAACGGTGTAATTCTTGCGTTCTGCCATGGTGGCGCTCTCCTCTGCGGCTCGGCTCAGCCGATCGCCTTGATGGGGTTAATCTCGAAGGTGAAGCCCTTCCACTCGCGCGACGGGTCGCCGCTGTAGTCCTCGAGCCAGTCGGACGGCTCGGCCTTGAATCCGAGCTGTACGACCAGGGCGCGCGGCGCCGAGATCTCGTCGACCAGCCCCTGCAGGGCAGCCGGGAAGCGAAGCTCGAGATCCATCGCCAGGGCGAGCAGCCAGGCCGGCGCGGCGTATTCCCGCACCCAATAGAGGCCGTAGTAGGGCAGCAGGCCAGCGGTGGCCATCAGGAAGCGCCAGCCGCCTTTGCCGGGGTCATCCTCGACCTCGCTACTACCCCACCAGGTACACGCCGAGCGCGTTACCTGGTGCCCAAACAGGCGGGTAAACCGCAGGTTGTTTGCCGGGTTTCGGATCGCCAGCCAAAAGAGCATGGAAAACCAGTGATAGGCGCCCAGGCCAAAGGGTGTATTCGTGTGCCACCACCCCCGGCGATCGCCGAGCGCGCCGTCGCGGTCATTGCTCCAGGGCCATGCCCAGCGCGGCAGCGTCACGAGATACCAGGTGCCCGAGGCCTGGCTAAATCGCACGGCCGTATCGGCGTGCATCGTGCGGAAAGGCAGGGCCAGCGGAACCACCACAAGGCCCGCAAGGATGAAAGCCACCCGCAGCGGCAGCAGCAGGGCCAGCTGCAGCACGAAAAGAACCAGGTGCACGGGCAGAAGCCAAGCGCGCCAGCCAAAGGCAGGCGCCCAGGAAAGAGACGACATAGGAGATCCTCGGAAATGAAAAAGCCCCCAAGGAGGGGGCTTTGTTGGGGCTTTGCAGGTCAGGCCAGGCTGGCGAGCTCTGCGCGAAGGGTGGCGGCCTGCTGATCGAGCTCGGCAAGCCGCGCCCGGTCTTCGTCAGTTGCCGAGCCCGCCACGATCGCGCGCAGCGGGCGGGCGCTGGCAAGATCTATGCGATCGAGCTCGACCAGGATCTCGGCGCGGCGGGCGGCGGTTTCCTGCAGGCGCGCCGCAATCGCTGCAGCCTCCCGCAAGGCGCCCGGCGTAGGCTGCGGCGCGTCGATATTCCATGACTCTATGTAGGCGCCGTCGCCATCGTCGCGCAGCGAAAAATCGACACGCGGGACAGCATCAGGAAACAGGTACTTGATTGCCTCATAAAGCATTAGCCGACCCTCCGACCATTGAAATAACTCAGGGCGCCGAATGGGTTTGTCGTGCAGGCAATATCAGTCCAGGCGTAAACCTCGACGTAATCCCCCGCCGTAAGCAGCATGGGGCCGCTCTCTCCCGAAAGCTGATTTCGAGGACCGAAAGACTCGGCAATGCGGCGCGACACTGCACCATTAACCCACAGCTCGACCCCGCCATTGTCGGCAGAGCTGCCGTTACTCGTGAAATGCACAGCGGCGACGAACTCATAAATTCCATCGGCCGGCGCGGTAAATCGACTGTTCGCAAAGCAACCGCCGATATCGAAAAGCTCAGTCGCGTATGTGATTTTCTTATTCACATTCGCCGCCAGCGCCGTGCCGGCAGACGGGTAGGCATGAAAGCAAACCTGACCAGACATAAAGGCGCGCAGGCCTGCAGGCGTAACGGCCCGAGCAGTGTCAGTGCCCGCCGTCGCTTCGGCTGCCGTAGCCAGCTCGACCAGACCCGTGCGAGCCTCGGTCGCGGTCCTCGAAGCCAGGCCCGCCGGGGTGATCGCGCGGGTCGTGTCAGCGCCCGCCTGCACCTCGGCGTCAGTCGCCAGCTCGACCAGGCCCGTGCGGGTATCCGTCGCCGTGCGCGCAGCCAGGCCTAGAGGCGTCACCGCTCGCTGACTGTCCGTCCCGGTCTGCGTCTCGGCGATGGTTGCCAGCTCGACAACGCCGGTGCGGGTTTCCGTTGCCGTGCGCGAAGCCAGACCGGCAGGAGTCACCGCTCGAGCCGTATCAGTGCCGGCCTGCACCTCGGCGTCAGTTGCCAGCTCGACCAGACCCGTGCGGGCATCCGTCGCCGTGCGCGAAGCCAGGCCGGCAGGCGTTACCGCCCGCTCGGCATCCGTGCCAGCCTGCACCTCTGCAGCCGTCGCGAGCGCGACCAGGCCAGGCGCGGCGGCGCTCGCCGCTGGCGTCCGGTCGTTGACGTACTTGATCGTCGCCATGACCGTCGACGGGTCGGTTTTCAGGGTCACCGCCGCGACACTCGAGACGAGGATCACCATGCGGATCGTCTTTGTTTCGTCGCTGCCCTGGCTCTGAATTGGCTTGTATTGCTCGGCATGGTTGCCGACGAAGATCAGCGCGCCGTCGACGTCATAGAGGCCGATCTCGCGAATCGTCCAGCCGCCGACCTCGGCCGGCAGCACGAGCTCGGCGACGAGCCAATTAGGGTTGTCCTGGTGCTGATACAGCTGATTGAGCTGCGCCCGGTGAACCTCGCGCACAAGCGCCGTAGCGGCCGCCGTAGGGTTGACCGGGGCGCCGTTGCCGTCGCCGAGCGCCATGTGCGAGATATTGACGGTCAGCTGATTGGCCAGGGCATAAGCCAGCTTGGCCGCGCCGACGTTGGTCGGCAGAGAGTAGATCGGATCTTGTGGCGTCATTGCGGATACACCGTAGTAGTCGAGATCTCGACAAGGCCGGCGCCGTAGTAGAGGCGGCCCTGCACTTCGCTCTCGCGTTCGGAATAGGGGTAAACGGTGGTCGTGCTGCCGGTGCTCACTGCGGCGGCGTAATACAGGCGACCCTGTACCTCGCTGACAATGTCGAGCGAGAGCACGTCGCGCTCGGCCTTGGCGTCATCCAGGCGCACCCCGAGGCGTCGATTCGACTCGGCGTCGAAGGCGCCGAGGGCGCGAGCGACTACCCGGATGCTGTAGGGGCTGCCGGGTGGCTGCTCCTTGTGCCAGGCGATCACCTCGGGCAGCAGGCCGAGAGACTCGACCGCGAGCGCAAGGGCCTTGCGCGTACCGGCCAGGCGCTTGACCGACCAGGCGCTCGCCACGGTCGCGCGCTTCTCAGCCTCCCCCGCCGTCGACTCCCACTCGCCGACGCCCCGATCCGCCGCCAGATACGGCAGGAACTCGGCCGGCGTCTTAAGCGGGTCCATCAGCTCAGGGAAGGGAGGCTCGAGCCGCTCGAGCATCTGATCGAAGGCCAGGTCGAGACCCACCTCGAGCAGCGAGCTATTGGGCGGCAGCACCGTCTGACGAGGGCGATCGGTCATAGCGTGCGAACCTCGAGGGCTATGCCCGTGCAGTACGGCGCCTGATGATCAGCGCACGCGATCGGCGCCGCCGGCATGGCCAGCGAGACCCGCGTCGCGCCTGCGTTAAATAGCTCGTGCTCGATCCAGTTCGGGTCGACATAACCGCCGAGGATGTGTACGCGGGCCGCATAAGCCGCGAGAGCCTTCTCGGCTGCGGCTTGGGTCAGCTGCGCGTCAGGGCCGGTCGAGATATAGGCGATCGCCGAGATCTGGTAGGGCACCACCTCGGCCGCGCGCACCGTGACCTCGTCGGTCTCGGGGCGCACGTCGTCTCGAGCAAAGTGCGCTCGAGCAGCCTCGAGGAGCTCGGCAGTCGGCACGCCGTTGCCGGCACGCGCGAGGATCGTCACCGCCACGGCGCCGGGCGCAGTGCGCCGACCGTTGGCGTCCTTCACCATTGCCGCGAAGCTGTCGTCGGCGAAGGTGTACGTCACGACCACTTTACCCGGCGACGGCGCCTCGACCTTGGCCACAGCGCGCCCGCCGAGGGTCAGCGCCTCGTGCCGGTAGTGCAAGCGAGACCCAGCGGCCGGCGCATGCGGCGCAAGGTAGTAGCGCAGCCGAGCCTCGGGGTCACCTTCCATCACGGCAGGCACCGGCGGGAAGGCGCTCGGATCTCCCGGCGAGATCGTCTGGCGAATGAGACCCACGTCAGCGAGACGGGCGTCGAGGTTCGACCCCTCGGCCCACCATGCGAGCATTTGCTTTATACGCTCGTTGTATTTCCGGTCGCGGGCCTGCAGTCGCAAGGTGAAGGCCTCGAGCAGCATCGTAATGAGCTCGCTCTCATTCTCCAGCGACTCGACCAGCCGCTCGGCGATCGCGGGATCTCGCGCCGCCACATACTCGAGCACCGCCGCCTTGAACTCGGCGAGATCCTGCTCGAACGGGGCGACCTTGACGATCTCGGGCTCGGCCAGCTGATTGACGCCAGGGACTAGCATCGTGCTGCTCATGTAACCACCTCGAAGGTCGCGGCGCGGTTGCGCCACTTGCCAGCCAGCGCCAGGCGAAGGCCGGCACCCTGGCGGGTGGCGACCACCACCTCGGGCGAAAAGTCGCCGATACCGTTGGCGGGGTTGTAGAAGGCGTCGGCCGCGTCGGCCTGCGCCAGAATCAGCAGGCCGTCGCCCGTGTTACGGGCGAGCCTGGTAGGCAGCCTGCAGCCATAGAGCGGCCGCTTTTGCCGGGTGCCGAGAGGCGTCGTCAGCGCGCGGGTAGCGCGCTCGACGAACTGGTGCCAATCGTCCAGGGCGGCGCCGGTGTCGCGGTGTAGTCCGATCATTGCGGCACCCCTGTAGTGCCAGGCCCCGGCTGCACTTCTTTGTGCCGGTGGTCCTGCCCGATGTTGATGCCGTTGTGATCGACGCGCGGACCGAAGAAGCGCACGCCTGCAGACGTGATCCGCACGCCAGCGCCGCCGAGGCCGATCACGAGCTCGTCGCGGCCACCACGCACGAAGGCCGGGCCGTTGTCCCACGCCAGCAGGCTTGCCGCATGGTCGTAGCTCTGCGCCGTGCCATCCGGGTAGGTGCGGCGGTGCAGCTCTGCGCGCGTAGATACCGGCGGGAAGGCCGACGACGGGAGGCCCGTCAAGGCCATGGCCTGCGCGCTTCCATCGCCGCCGCCGTAGTTGATCAGCAGGCACTGCTCGCCGATCGACGGGTGCCGGGTCTCGTTTACCTCGCCAGCGGCGACGCTGAAATACTTCACCGGCGGCGACGTCAGCTCGCCGTGGCTGACCTGGCAGAGACCGGCAGCGGCGTCGACCGAGACGATCGTGCCGATCCGGTTGTGCCCCTCGGCGCGACGGCGCAGATCCTCGAGCTCCTCCTCGAGCGCCGCGAGGCGCTCGATAATCGGCCCCAGCTGCATGCGCAAGAAGACGTCGAACATGCTTAAACCTCGAGGGGCGCGTAGTTGTCCGGGTTGCCCAGGTCGTCGACCTGCCACGAATAAGCCACGAGCGGCGCGGTATTGATCCGCACCTCGGCGGGCGGGTCGCCTGGCGTCAGCTTCTGCCGGAAGTTGGCAGCCCAAGCGCTGTAGCCCTCGCCGCCCCGCTGGAACATGCTCGGGCTGCTGCTCAGCGCCTGCGGGTGGTCGCAGTTGCGACCATGAAACCCCCAGCGATTGCAGTCGGCCAGGCGCTCGAGGCAGGTCGCCAGGTTGGCCGCCTCGAGGGCGGCGAACTTGCGCCACCCCGCGACAACGGCGTGCAGGCTTACGCTAACCTCGTGCGTATAGCGGCCGTCCGCCTGCTTTACAGCCGGCGCGGTACGCTCGATCTCGACCAGCACGACAGCGTCGCGGACGGTGCCGTCCCAATCGTCGTAGTTGGCCACGTCGACGCCCAGGCCGGCCGCGTGAATGGTGTCGCCGATGGCGAAGAACAGGTCGGAGACCTGGTTAAGCGCCCTCTTTGAGGACATAGCGGGCCTCCTGCTCGAACAGCTCGACGAAGCGATCCATGGCGCGACGCTCCCAGCGCTCGAGAGCCGTCAGGGCCGGCGCCTGCCAGTCCTCCTCGACTTTCTCGATCGGCAAGCGCTCGCGGCCTTTCCGGCGCCAAACGAGGCGCTTGCCGCTTTTCATCGGGGATATGAAGGCGTCGTCGTATTGACGGTGACCGACGCGGACGCCGGTCGAGTTTTGCCGGGGCTCGCCGAGGTAATGCACTGCGATCGGCTGCAGGCCGACCCAGAGCTTGACCTCGCGAACGGTCGCGCGGCTATGGATCTGGTAGCGGTGCCTGATTGGGCTTTGCGTGATACCGAGCTCGCGGGCGATTTCCCTCGAGCTATGCGTGCGCAGCCACTGCGCCACCTTGCGCAGGGCGCGTGCGGCGGCGAGATCCAGCTTGCGCGGTAGGTTTGCGACCGCCGTCTCGACGGCCGCCCACCCATCCACCTCGAAACTCAGCTCGAAGCCCGCCACTTTCCACGCTCCTCGGGCTGCGATGCCGCGTCACCGTAAGGGACCAGGATCAAGGCCGTGCGGATTCTCCCGACCGGCTCGATCGCTGCGATCGAATGCTCAGCGCCCCGCAGCATCACCTTGGCCAGCTTCCAGCCCGCCGGCACCGCCGAGGCGGCGACCGTCAGGATCTGCTGCGAAGGCTTGACCCGCAGCTGCGCGGCGTTTGGGTCAGCCCCCGAGCGGTAAAGACCGCCCGAGGCCCGAGGGGCGCCCAGCGTGCCGCGTAGCGGCCGCGATGGCTGGCCGACCTCGAGGAGCACCGCCTCGACGCCGAACTCGTCGGGGTCGAACAGATCCTCGAGATCGTCTTCGCCGATCACTTGGCCGCCTTCTTGGCCTTCTCCAGGGCGGCCACTTCGTCGGCGAGCTTCTTCTGCTTGTCGACCAGGTCGTCGACTTGGCCCTGCAGGCCGGCGCGCAGGTTGCCGAGCTCCTCGAGGGCGCTTTCCAGCGCCTTGAGGTCACCAGCGAGCTCGGCCTTGCGCTCCTGCAGGTTGGCGACCTCGCCCTCGAGGGCTAGGGCGGCGGCGATCAGATCGTCGCGGCGCTGCACCTGGTCGGCATCGTCCTGGCCATCGCCTCGCTCGGCGAGCGCCTCGGCGATCTCCTCCTCGGTGGCGTCGCGGCAGATCCCCGAGCCCTTCCAGTCGTTGCGCAGAGGGCGCTCGACCTCGAGCACGGTGTCCTTATGGACCCAATCACCATGCAAAAGAATGTCAGTCAGCAGCACGACAAAAATCGTGCTCAGTTGAGCGGTACTCATAGAGTGTTACCTGCTTTCATGGGGTGAAAAAAAGGGGGCCGGAGCCCCCATACCTGCCCGCTTTCAGGTTCGGTTAAACCACCTTCTTTTTAGCCACGCAGAAGGAGGACTTATTGCGCACGGTGGCGTCGACGTCTTGGAACACGCGCAGCACCAGGCCGTCGCTGGCCGAGAGCGTCGAGTCGTCGACCTTGAGATCCATCACGCCCCACAGGCCCATGACGACCTGAGAGAAGTCACCGAAAAGCCAGGTGTCGTCGGGCATCTGGTTGGTGTCTTCGGCGCGGAAGCCGTTGACCTTGCCGTCTTCCCAAACGGTGCGCCCGGTGCCCGCAAACTTCTCGGTCTGCTGCGCCAGGCCAGCCTGAACGGTGCCCGTCAGGTAGGCCAAGGAGCCCTTGGCGGCGTTGAAGGTTGCGATCTTGGTCTTCATGTCTACGGCCTTGCCGTAGGTCAGACCGGGGCCGTCGAACTCGATCGCCGGCAGGCCCGGCTGATTCAGCAGGCCGAGCAGCTGGTTACCGAGGCCAGTGCCGCGCAGCACACCGAGGTCGATCGCCACGCCCAGGCCTTCGACCAGGTCGTCGATGATCAGCTGCTCGATCGAGCGCGCAGCCTGCTTGCGCAGACGACGGGTGACCGGGATCGCGCCGGCGATGGTCTTCGGCGACAGCGGGAGAGTGGTCAGATCGAAGTCAGTCGACGGAACGTCCTGACCCTCGCCCAGCCAGTAGAAATTGCCGCCGCTGATCTTCTTCGGCAGATCCAGGTCGCCAGTCAGGCCGCCGAGCATCTTCATGCCGAGCAGAGCCATAACGGTCTTATTGCGCATGATGTCGACGAACTGGTCGACGCGCAGATCGGTTGCCACCAGGGCGCCGCCCTTCGCCGGGTCGCCCTTGTTCATGCCGCGCATCAGCAGGTCGTGCGGCACGTAGAAACCGCGCGACTCCTTCTTGAGCACGTCAGCCAGAGCCAGGCTGACCTGACGCTCGAGGCCGGCTTTCGACCAGTCCTTGTCGGCGGCGGCGTTGATCGCGCGCATCAGCGAATATTCGCCGATTTCCTTGTCAGTCAGGCCCAGCGAGCGGGCGGTCACGTCCTTGGTGAAGCCCGGCAGATCGCGGTCGTTTGCCTTCGGCGTCGACGACACGACCGGCACAGCCGGCGACTGGCGCTCGAGGATCAGGCCGCGCAGCTGGTCGGGGCTGTAGCCCTTCTGCACGGCCTCCTGAGCCAGCTCGCGCTGATTGAAGCGATCGCCCAGGGCCAGCACGTCGGCGACGCGCTGGCGCTCGTTGGCGAGGGCGTCGCCAGCCGGGGCGGTAACAGGTGCGACAGTCTGACCCGGTAGGGTGCGGTTTTGACCGTCGGTGGTGGTTTCGTCTTTGTCCATTGCAATGCCTCGAATGGTTATGGTGTGGGTCGTTGCTTCGTTGGAGCGGCCTATCCCGACGGTCGGGTCGGCAGGGATCGAAACGCAGGAAACCTCGTAGGGCTCCCAGCGAGTGACGCGGTAGTGATCGACGCCGTTTTCCTGGCGATCGAGCACCATTTCGTGAATCAGATAGCCGCAACTGATGTTGCGACGGATGCCGTCGACGACGTCCTGCCAGATCTCCTCGGCCTTGACGCTGCGCGAGAAGCGCACGCGAGCGCGGATCTTGCGATCGGAGTCGAGCCAGGCCTGCTCGACGACGCCGATCTGCTCAGAGCCCCGGTGCTCGAGGAGCAGCGGAGCACCGGAGAGCAGACGCAGCAGGTCGACCGAGCCTTCGGAGTGATCGAGCACCTCGCTACCGAACCAGCGGCGCACCGGGTACTCACTGGAGACCGCGACCTCGACGGTGCGGGCCTCCTTGTCTACCGTGGAAAGGTCGACCGGCAGCGCACGGTGAAGCGGCCGGCCTTCCATCTGCCGCAGGATCTGCAGCGGCTGACCGCTACTCGGCGCGGTCGTTTTCGAGCTCGTCGTCATCGACTGGCTTCTCCTGTTTTTTCGGTGGCGGATCGGCGAGCAAGCCCTTGTCGCGGAGCATCTGCTCCTCGGCCTCGAGCTCTGCGAAGATCTCGTCGGGGTCGTCGCCGTTCTGGCGGATTAGCTGGCTACGGGTCTTCGTGCGGTTGCCGATGCTCTCGGTCGCCGCCTTCGAGTCCTTCAAGGGGTCGACCCAATCCCAGCCGCGCGGCTGCCAGACCTGCTCACTGCAGCGGTCGAGATCGCGCGCGGCGATCTTGAGCGCGCCATGCAGCACGGCACTGTCGAACCACTCCTCGCCCATGCGCTCGAGCAGAGAGCTAATCACCAGCTCCTGACAGCACTTGTAGAAGTCGCGCTCGTCGAGCGTCCCGTCGCGCAGCGAGGAGAAGCTCACGCCCTCGAGGTCGTGCGATATGCGGTTGTAGCTCGGCCCCAGACCTGCAGCACTACCGCGCAGGGAGTCCTTGACGAAGGGGGCGTAATCGCTACCCGGCGAGGCGTTCTGGTGCGGCTTGTAGCTCAGACCGTAGGGCAGCACCTTGGCCGTGCCGGCCTCGACCTCCTCGTGCACCGGGGCGTCGTCGCCCTCGTCGGGCGGGTCGAGAAACTCGGCGTCCTGCTCATAGAAGCCCGTGATTTTCGCGCCGAGCTCGGCCTTGATCAGCGCCGAGGTGCGGAACTCGCCGAGGTGGTGAATATCCAGCGCGGCGGCATGGGTCCAGGTGAAGCCGCGCGCCTGGTGCGGCCGCCACGGGTCGAAGGTATGGATCAGCTCGTCGGCCGGAATGCGGGTGTAACGCTCGGCAGCCGAGCGCAGCACGTCGCCGGGGTGGTCGTTGAGCATCCAGTACGCGACCGGGGCGCCCCACTCGTCGAGCTCGACGCCCATCCTTACCCGGTTGCCGTTGTCGAGCAGGGTGTTTAGATGAATGTCGAGGCGATCGGCCTCGAGGATCTGCAGCGCGAAGCCCCAGCGGTTGCGCTTCCAGTTCCTCACCAGCCGCACGAGCACCTCGCCGTCGCGGGCAAGGGTCTCGATCCAGAGCCAGAGGAACGTCACGAACGAATATTGCCCGGTAACGTCGAAGCTCCCCCGCTTGCAAAAGCGGCGAAACTCCCTCTCGATCATGCGACGGGCGGCGCGGTCTGGCGTGCCGTCAGGCAGCACAGCCTTAGACTGCAGGTTGATGCCATAAGGCCCGATCACATTCTGCCGCAGCAGGCGATAAAAGCGCTTGAGATAGGGGCTGTTGATCGACTGCTCGCGCGCACGCTGCCGCAGCGTCTCGTGATCGGCGTAGATCTCCTGATTCGCGTCGGCGCCACTGGTGCGCTGCGCCCATCCGGCACCCAATCGCCCGCCGCCGGCCATCTTGAAGCTGCGGCGGCTGACCGTTGGCTCGACTCGCTCGGCAGCAGGCGCACGCGCGCCACCCCCGCGCGCCCATTGCCAGGCGCGTTTTAGCGGATTCATAGGCGGTTACCTCGGGGAATATTGGACGGTGCGCCCGTAGGGGTGGCGGCGATCTTTCTCGCGCTGAATCTCGCGGCGGTACTTCGTCCGCAGCGCCTCGAGGCGCTCGATCGGTATGCGATCCAGCCGCATGCCGTCGATTTCGTAGCTCTGCTGATCTTTCGGGATACGCTTCTCGAGCGCCGCCTCGATCAGGGCCAGCATTCGCGCCGCATGGCTGCGGGCGTCGACCGGGTCGGCGGTCTCGAGGTTCGGAGATACCTCGAGCAGCCCCGTGGCTACCGTCTGGCGCTCCCCCTCCCCTCGCACCGCCAGGGCGACCCAGCGATAAACGCCGGCCGGCCAGGCCGCAGAGGTCGAGGCCGATACCTCGACCCGGTACGGCACGCCCCCGATCGCCTCGAGCTCGTGCCGCGCGGGACCGCTCAGCACGTAGCGCAGCGACCAGCCGTCAGAGGCCGGGCAGGCGGGCACGTCACGCGACCAGGCGATCGAGTCGCCGGCGTGTAGTTGCGTCGGTTCCATGGCTGTTCCCAGCCGCCGGCGCGATCAGCGCCGGGGCTTTTTGATGATGTTGAATCGCGAGCGAGCCTTAGCCGCCGGGGCATCAGCGCGGCGCACTGCGGCCGGCTTCGCCTTGGGCGTAGGGTCAGGCGTCAGGGGCTCGACCACCTCGGCGGCGGGCTCCTGCTGCTCGGGCTTTTCGACCTGGTCGGCCACTTCGGGCACCTCCTCGAGGCGGTCGGCCTGCGGGCCGGCCTTGATGGCCTCCCGCAGCTCGGCCTTGGTCAGCACGCCGACCTTTCGGCGGTGCAGCTTGTCGCGCAGGGCGAGGATGTACTGCATCGCCTCACAGTCGAGGTAATGGTTTTCGCCGACCTGGTGAAACTTGCCCTCGCCCTCTCGCCACTCCTCGCCGACGAGCTGCTTGCAGTAGTCGTCGGTGACTTGCTGATGCAGCAGCCACCAGGCAGGCCGGGTATCCGGTCGGCCGAAGCGGCTATGCACCCAGCGCTTAGCGAGAGAGGAATCGAAGGCCCAGCGAGCGTCGCCCCGCTTGCGCGTTTTGCCCTGCTTGTCGACCTCTACGGTCTCCTTGCGGAAGGGCTTGTCGAGCCTCTCGCGCCCGCGCAGAGCGATTGCGCGCCCCTTGTGCTCGTTTATGAAGCGGTAAACCTGGTCGTCGCGGTAGCCAATGTCGATCCCGGTTAGCGAGATCGGGTGACCGGCGTAGTCGGTGTCGATCAGCTCGCCCAGGTCATCCCACACGGCGTCCTGATCGGTCTCGCCCCATAGCTCGCCATGCTCGAGGAGCATCGAGCCCAGGCCGGCATACCAGGCGCGCACCACGTACACGAGGCGATTTTTCTGCACGTCGATCGTGCAGAAGATCCGCAGCGGCTCGAGCAGCAGGTCACCGGCCATGTAGCCGAAGCGCTGACCCTGCACCGCCTCCCAGGTCGGGGCGTCGCCCGCCTCGGCATAGCACTCGCCGAAACCCGTGTTATAGACCGCCTGCAGGGTCGCCGGATTGCCCGAGATAAGCGCCGCGAGCAGCTTCTTGGCAAGGAATCCATAGGATTTCTTGACCGCAAACGAGCAGAGGCCCGAGACCCATATCGAGTAGTGCGTAAATCCTGCAGTGTCAGCGGTGCCGAGGATCTCGCCGGCGCGACTGATCGACTCGCCTGGCGCCACGGCGACGCCCCGCTTGTTCATCCAGGGGCGCCACTTGTCCTCGATCATGCAGCCATTGGCCGAGCAGGTCAGCCGGGCGTGCTTGTAGGCCTCGTCGGGCGTGCATTCCTTCTCGGGGTCACCCTTCCCCGGCCACCACAGGAGGTCGCTCGAGGGGATGAAATACTCGCCGCAATGCGGACACGGCACCGCCCACTCGTGACGGGTGCCGCTTTGCCACAGCTGCCAGACCTTCGAGGCGATCGCCTTCGCCGGCCCGACCTGCCAATGCCAGAGGCCCGAGCGCTGATCTTTCCGGCGCGAGACCTTGCCGCCCGTTGGCGTGGCGGTGTAACCGATTTTCGAGTCGGCGTAGGCATCGCCCCGCGCCTCGATAATCTCGGTCGTGTCGCCCTCGCCCGTGTTTACGATCCGGTCGACCTCGTCGACCATCACCAGGCCGGCCGAATCGGCCGCGAGCTCGGTCGGAGATCCAGCCCAGGCGAAACGAAACTTTGTACCGCCGAGCCACTTCGTCATTTTCGTGCTGACGGCCTGGTCGAACTTCTTCCAGAGCGATTCGCACTCGCGAAACATGGCCATGAATTTGGGCTCGACCGTGCTCTCGAGCAGAGGCTTGGTCGGCGCCACATACAGGCAGGGGGTCGGGTCTTCGTCGAGCCGGTGGCCGATGATGTTTTCCATCGTCACGGACTTGCCCATTTGCGTGCCCATGACGAAGGTCACGCGGGAAAAACAGGGCTGCGCGAAAGCCCAGGCGACCGGGCGCATGTAGGGGTTAGCGTCAGGGTTGAACGGCCCCGGTATCGGGGCGCTCGGCGGCATCACGCGCTTATCACGCGCCCACTCGTCAGACGTCCTCGGCGGCGGTGCCTTCACCATCGCCGCGACGGAGTGAATCGAGGCCGTCAGCTTCTGCAGAGAGACCGCGTGCGCGATCGACGAGGCGGTCGGCAGTAGCTGCGCGGATACGCCGTGTTTCCTCAAATAGTCGAGCTCGGATTGCTGCAGGGTCATCGAGCACCGCCACGTCAGAGGCGCACCGGCTCGGCAGTGAATCGAGCTGCGTCGCGTACACGGCCGCGATACTGGTGCAAAGGGTCATTACGGCGTCGATCGGCACCAGCCGGCCGCGCACCTGGTCAATTTCGAGCTGCAGCTTTTCCCGGCGGGCGCGCTTGAGCAGGCGATCCTCGCTCGAGGCCGAGCCGGCTCCCTCGTCGTCGTCACCCTCGACGCCGATCTCGCGCCGCACTTCGCGGGCGATCAGCCAGTCGATCGCGGCGGCGCTGTCGATCTCGACGGCAACGCCACGGCCACCCCCGCCGACTGTCGGCAGGCCCTCCTCGATCAACGTCGAAACCCAGCGCGGCGACTTGCCGATCAGGTCGGCGAGATCCTTCTTGCTGATGATCTTGCCCATGGGGAGAAAGGACCAAAGGAGCAAAGGAACAAAAGCACAAAAGGGCATTTGTCCTTTCTGACAAATAGCCTTTTGAGCCTCTGAGGAATAGGTCGAGGCCAGGCCGCACCTGGCCGCGAGGTCAGTCGGGCGATGCAGGCCGGCCGGCCTCGAGAACAGAAGAACGGACCCGATTCACGGAGCCAGACACACGCGAAGCCCGCGAGTTTCACACCCGTGA